GATTTGATTTTCTCCAGACTTAATGTTGCCTCTAAATCAACATTATCGTCAAAGAACTGTTTAATGTTATTCTCAATAGCCGTTTTCATTGTTGCCGTATTCGGTACAACATCGGATATATTGAAGTTTACCACCTTTGATGTCGGTGCATATACAAATACATCGGTATTGCTATCCTTCACCGTGCGAAGTGCAACTACTGCCTCTTTTGCTTTTGAAATCTCATTACTGTCTGGGAGAATATCTGCGTCATTATCTCTAACGAAATATACCGTTACCTGCCCAACTGTCGGTGTGCATTCCTTCACCCAACATCTTGTATTCCCCGAAATTCCTAATACTGCCGTCTTTATATTGGCTACATTAAAATAGGTTATAGGGTGTTGAAATCTATACACAACTCTCTGTTTCCATTCCTCAAATGCCTCATCATCAGCACCGCCAGAAATTCCGCTAAACATTGTGTATGCGTTATTATTTGCTCCTGCAATCTGCCCTTCAATCGCCAGACTATCCCCATTCTTCAAATTGGTTATTTGTCCGTATGTTTGACTTCTCAAATCTAATACTGCAATGGTTGCCGTAGCAATTAAATCTCCGCTACTCTCCGTAGCCGTGACGGAGTTTTCTATCGTATATGTGAATGTTGTTAATCCTGTTACTGTAACCGTGCTAAAAGTGCCGTTAAATGCCTCTGTGTTGCACCCAGAAATTGTAATAGGAATATTGCTTGCAAAATTATGCTCACTTGCCGTTGTTACGGTTACTGTTCTACCGTTTGCCGTGATATTACTAATACCAATACTCTGCTCTGCAATTTCTACGGTTGCCGTCTGTCTGTACTTAACATCATTTGCCAAAAAGTTTGTACCAATCGGTATTACCGTGCCTGCAATACCGCTAATTACTGCCTTCCCACTACTAATGGTTGCCAAATTTTTCGGTACACTTTTGATATTCGCAAATGGTTGCAATGCGTCTTCTGTCTTACAAGTAGTTACAAAAGAGTTTGGTATAATATCAATCTTCAACTGCATATTGTTATCGTTGCTCAAATTAGCCATAGCCACAAGCAAACTATACAAAAATGCGTTTTGATCTGTCGGATTAAGACTTTTCAAAACTTCCTTAATATAGGTTTTCTCCCTATCAATGATTTCTTCTATGCTCGGTGGATTAAATGCCATTTTCCTGTTCTCCCTGCTTTATTGTTTGTATATACTATTGCTCCACGCTTCGTATTTGTATTTGTCAATAGTGCCATTCAATCCTTTTATAACAATTACGAGGACTACTCCCTTTGATGTTAGGTATCCGTCCACCGAAATTTTTTGTACCAATGACAAATCTACGAAGTATTTGAGTGCATTTTTTGCGTAATCAATCGCCCTGTTTACTGCTCCTGCGTCTAATCTGCTTTGCTCTAATAGCCAAAGTTTACTACCGTTTCTGTATCCCTTCGTGAACATATCCACGATTGTACCCCTCTGGTCTTCTGGGTTGCTTACCTCGCTCTTATCCGCTCTGCCGTCTGTGAATAATGCCAGATTTATCCCTGTGTCAAATGAATTATCCGCCTTCAAATCTCCTGTATCTGTGATTGCGAGGTCGTAATATCCCTTCTCCTCACGGTACAGGAGTTCAATATCTGTAAATAAATTTTTATCATTCGTTAAAGTTTCCATAATTTTATTTTACCATAACCTCTCAATATTCTGCTCTCTACCCTGTTACAATACCGTCTGCATAAGTTACAACATCACCACTGCCTGTTGCACCGTTATCTGCTTTAACAACTCCTGCTGACATCGTGCCGTCCACTCTGGTATCTCCTGTTACGGTGAGATTTCCGTTAAGTGTCGTATCTCCATTAACAATGGCATTTCCGTTTAATGTACTCTGTGGGCAGGTAATATCGGCATTTCCAACTACGGTAATACTTACTGCTCCCTCAACTTTCATCTTCATATCTTTTTTAGCATACACCCTCGTATTGCCTTCCTCATCAAAGTATATGTAATTCTTTGTGAGGGTGTTATACACCATAACTTCACCCTCTTTTAGTCCACGAGGTCTGTTATTAACATCGTCTTCTACCCCATACAAACATTCTTCCTGTCCGTTTGCCTGTATTACCACCACAAGAGAGTTTTTCGGAGCATTACCGTAATAGCCGTAATGTCCGAGTTTTCCGCATTGTTTTACTGCGTCATAAGTCTGTATCTGCATTTGTTGTATAGGGTTTTTATTCTCTCCATTGTCAGTAGGAGTTGTGTCCTCTATACCCATTGACTTTATTGCGAGTTTTACTGTGTTTTCTGTTCCCATTTCTGCCTCTAAAATCCTAATATTTTATCTATTTCTGCGTCTGACATTGTTTTATCTGATTTTTTCTTACCACCAGATTTCTTTTTAGCCGTCTTTGTTTTATTTGTCCTGCCGTCCACTTCGTCAAGACTTGCTTGCAGAGTATATGCGTCTGCCAATGCAAATTCCAATGTAGTTACCGCACCCTCACCCAGATTGAAGGATACACCCTTAATCAGCAATTCACTTGCAATATCGCAATCCTCATCATATACCTCAATGAGTTTATTCACCTGCCATAAATTGCCGTCATTCGTTTCATATCCGTAAACATCACAACTATACTTCAAACTATTTGCCCTGCGGATATTTGCCTCTAATGTCGCAATCTCTGTGCATACCTCACTACTGCAAGCATTATTTGCCTTCTGTACCATTACCCTGCTCGGTCTTATCTCATCATCTATTGCGTACCCCTTCTGTGCAACATTACTAATGCTCACATTCTGCGTACTCGTATTTGCGTTGCTCTGGGAATAAACAATATATTTGTAATACCTGTTTGAATAGTCGTACCCTGCCGATGAGGATATTATATTGTTATCTTCCGAGCCTTCTCCCAAAATGTTTACGAGTTTATCTACATACTTCTCCTCACCTGCTCTGGTGATAACTATATTGCCCTCTGCGTTGGTGATGAGTATTGCCGATACTTTTTGTGCATACTCATTGATGAAGTCAAACGCATTTTTATCCACCTCTGCCGAAACAATATCCGCCTGCGTAAAACTGCGTAATTCATCTCCCAACTGATTAACTACTTGTATCTCTCCGTCTAATTGTAATGCCGTGAGTACCTTCTGTATAACCGTTTCTAATGTAAATTCGCCAGACAAACTTATCGCCTCTGGCAAATCACTATCAACAACATCTCTGGTCTTATCTCTCCCTGTTACATCAACAGTACTCTCACTCGGATCTTCACTCGGACTAACCGTGTCAATAATTCCTGTTAATGCTACCTTCCCATTGATGAGAATTTTGCACTCATCTTCTGGGAAGATATTATACTCTTTGCCCAAGTCCTTTGTAGTCTTAAAACTAAAACTATTGCAAAATTGGTCAAATTTTATATCCACAGAGCCGTTTACAAAGTCCGTGAGGTTATTTCCGTTTATCTCGATTACTACTTCATTATCAGCCATTACTATACACCTTTATATCGCCTTCAATACTTTTCGGATTGAGAATATCGTTAAGTGCAATTAACCCCTCTGTATTATCCAAACTATCGTACAAACGGTACGCAATCATAGTTACACTTGCCTCTTTAGGTCTAATCTGTGTAATTTTTGGTACATCTGCCTGTTTTTCTGCAATAACATCTGCGAGGTCGTTTCTCATCTCTTTAAGGTAGTATGCAATATCTGTAACCCCTTCTATCTCTGGATTTTTCATAAAGTCCGATTGCTCAATCTTATCCAACTGTGCCGTTAAGATGTCTGCCTTCTCCTGCAACTCCTGCTCATTCTCAAACTCCATTTGTGCAAATGCGTTAGAGGCAATTCCTACCGCATTCATCTGTACCTGTGCATTGCCCACCTGTTGATTTTTTGCCATTTCTATCTTCTGGGGAGTATTCAAGGACACGGATTTTTTATCCGTATCCCCGAACGCAAATAAGGTTTCTGATGAGGAGAACAGAACATTTGCGACATCAAAAACTGCCTCAAATTGATTGAAAACAGAATTGACGGCACTCCCTAATAATACAGGGTTGCCTAATAAGGTTGCCATTGCGTCTGAAAAGTTGCTTATAACACTTCCCAACCCTGCTCCATTCGTTGCTCCTGTGGCAAGACTTGCCATTCTTCTGGCAAATCCTGTGTACCTCGTGAGTGAACTACTGTAACTCAACGCATTACTAATGACAACATTATTATTAACCACACTCGCAATTCTGCTCCTCATACTTTTCACATTATTTGCGAGGCTGATTTTTCCATTCTTAATGGCAACAGGATTGCCTGCCTTTTCATTCTCCGATACTACCTTAAAAGTGCAGTTAAAATCGCACCTACCCAGAGTTTCTAAAAGGTTTTGACTATCTGAAAATTCGGTGCATTTAACATTGAACTCTCCCTCAATCGGTAGCACCAACACACCCTCACCCTCTGCCTCTAATGCCGTGCGGAGTGCATCTCTTTTTTCAAAATAATCCTCATTACTGCCAAATACGGAGAGTGTTACGGTGAAATCTTGATTTTGCACCCCTCTCTCCTCAATATATCTGCGTACACTATTTGCGTATTGGTGTTCGGTGTTTTTCTTTACCCTCGTTCTGCCAACGGAGATAATATCAAATTCCGCACCCCTGTAACTGCCTTTTCGTATCCTCTCGTATATGCTCATTTGTCTTACCTCTACTATGCTCCTGCTTTTGCCAGATTAAATCCGACATTACCCTTTGCCTTACTTGTAGTCTTACTTGATGTTTTATTAACCTTACTGCCGTTTGTAGCGGATACTTCAATCTTACCATTGACATCAACCGTATTTTTATTAGTTGCGTCTTGAGCCGTAATCTGTTTTTCTACCTTAATATCCGCACTCTCATTGCCGATTTGTCCTATAAGGTCTTTCACTTTCATAATGCCCTTAATGATAAGTCCTATCGGACCGAGTGCCGTGAGTAAAATGTTTATGAAATTCGCTTTTATAAACTCTTTTACCGCACTAAATACACTCTTTACGGTATCCCAAATCGTTGCAAACTTCTGTACTATTCCTGCGACAAATTCCTGCATAAATGCCCAGATATTTTTAAATACTCCTACCCAAAAATCCCAAACAAACTTCAAATATGCCACAACTTTATCCCAATGTTTTACCAAAAGGACTATTATAGCGATTATTGCAATAATTCCTGCGATTATCCAAACAACAGGACAGCCATACAATGACGCATTCATCGCCCATTGTACTGCCGTCATAACCTTCGTTGCTATCTGCCAACCTCTAATTACCCCCAGAACTGTACTTCCAACTGTGGCTATTGTACCCACCGCCTGTATTACACTTCCAATTACCATAAGGAGAGGACTTGCAATCGCTATCAATCCCATTATGGTTACAATCGTGGTCTTAATCGGTTTCGGGAAGTTATTAAATACTCCAATAGCACTTGTAGCAACTTTTACAAGTGGTATTAAAAATTCCTGTACGATTTGTCCTAATGGCTCTAACATATCGTTAAATGCGTTTGTGAGTTGCTTTAACGGTTGCGTATTTCCGAGTGCCTCTGCACTTCCATTATATTGTTTTTCCAGACTTCGTAATATGAACTCCTGTGCCTTTGCACTCTGTCCTGTGGCAACTAACTGTTTCACGGCTTTTCTCTGTTGCTCGGTGAATTTAACACCCACCCTTCCTAAACTGTTCATTGCCTCTGCAGGATTTTGTAATGCCTTCCCTACGGATAACGCAATAGGTCGCATTTGCTCTGCCGTTGCATTTGCTCCATAAAGTTTTGAAGTCATATCTAACACGGCTTGATTTGCTCTCTTGAAGGTATCTCCGTTCACCTTATCAAAGGTCAATAACTGATTTGTAACATTCTGAATAATGCTCTCATCACCGAAAATACTCTTACCCTGCATTTCACTTGCCATTTTTTGTATCTGTTCTGATGTGTACCCCAGACTTTGTTGCCTGCTTTTGAGGTTATTCTCCAAAGTCGCTATCGCACTTGCCTGTGTTTCCCAATTTTTCAAACTTTTCCAGAAAATTGCACCCACGGCTACGGATACTTCCTTCATATTACTTCCAATACCCTTTATCCGACCACCGACATTATTGCAACTCTCCCCAAAATGTTTTAATGACTTCTGTGCCTTATATAAGCCGACATTCGCAACTCTGACGGACTTTTCTAATCCGTCAAAGGTGCGTTTCAATGCCTCATTATTTCTGGCTATATTTTTGGCTATTGCCGAAAATCTGTCTTTAAGTTCAAGTAAATATGCGATACTGTAATTTGCCATTGTGTTTATTCCTGTATTGTCCTGTTACCTTCTTTTACCGCTCCGCATTGCGTCTTCTGTGGCTTTTTTATTCTCTGCCTCAATTCTGGTTGCACTACGGTTGAGTTCTAATATCTCTGGTATTGTGAGGGAGTTCTCAATCTCTGTATAACTGATTGCTCCCTCGTAATATTTCACAATTTTATGTTTGAGGTACTCCCAATCGCCTTTTCGGACATCAAAATCAATTATCCGTTTTTGGAGTTGCGTTGGGCTGTACTGGTAAAATTTTGAAGATATTTACCTATCAATAGTCTTCTGTCTTCAATGCTTAACTCATTGAACATTACCGCCTCAAACTTATCTTCACCGTTTATCACGGCTGATTTTGCCAGAAGTTCTGCAATACATACATTCAACTGCTTA